CTGATATCTCCTGTGTAGGTCAAGGAAAACTCACTTGAGTAGTCTACATTACTTGCATTGATAAGTTTCCATTCGCCTGCATCTCTATCAAAGCGAACAGCAAAGTCTCTACGTAGACTAACTTGATTAACAATTTCAGTTTCAAAGTTAAACGGAATATCTGTTACAAACACTGGAATAATTTCTGATGGGATAGCTCCGTTTGGAACTGGAGTAGAAATGCCAATAAGCCCTACTCCTAAGTCATCAACACCAGTACCCAAGTTACTGCCATCACCTGTAATATAAGACACTTCAGACCACAAATAATTTTTTGTATTTTTTGTTTTTGTTGCAGTCAGTGTATTATTAGGTGCAAAGTAAAATCCAGTTGGTGGCACAAATTTAACCAATGCTTCAGCTTTTACATATCTCAACGAGCTCTGTGTAAATTGTCCAACAGGAACAGCCTGTGTCGTAGTCGTACTTTTAAAGTAACCAGTGGCAAGGTTTGGTAGTACTGAAATATTTTGCCAAGCAGAAGAAACATTACCAACTAAAATTCTATCAAATATTTCATAGTAAAAGTCTCTAGTAGTTTCTTGTGCAAGTAAAGGTTCAATTTGAGACTTTACAATTCCAAACGCTTCGTTTCTTGTATTAAAGTTGAACGAAAAACTAGTAGTGTAGGCATCCCTATAGATAGCGCCGTCATTACCAAACAAGTTGATAGAGCTTGAACGACCAGTTGGATCGTTAATGTCAAAATATCTGCTGATACCAGAACTAACTCTATTAATAGACTTAATTTTAATAATGTCTTGACTACTTGTAAGTGGCACAATATTATAGTCTTCACCAGTGATCATTCTATTTTGTGAATAGTAAACTTGTGGTGCTTTTTGTTTAATGCTGTCGTTAGTTTCTGAGGCAGCACTATTAGAAACGCTTGACGGCAAGTTTAATGTAACAGTTAGTGTTTGTGCTTGACCACTTCTTGATGCGTACGGAATTCTAACTTGGATGTTATCCATATCTTGTGGACTGATTACATAGGACAACCCGTTGCTAGTTCTATAGTATAATCTAAAATTGCCAATTGGCAATTTTCCAAATACGCCATCGCTGAAGTTTAAATCAACTTGATCGTTCTCTCTAGTAGTAACACTATAGAACGTTTTAATTTTATTTTTTACGCTGTTGTAAATTACGTTTGTACCAGTCACACTATCTAACTTTGTCCACAGTGTGTTCAAATCGCCTGTAGCTGATAAATCATAAAGCCAAACGTCTGTATTGTTAATATTTTCTACATCAACACCAACAATTTCGTTGGCAACAGGATTGGATAGTGCAAAGTCAGAATTTTGTAAGGTTCCTTCTTTGAATTGCATGAACCATCCACTGTTAGCACTAGCACTGCCTTTGTTGTCGTTTTTATAAATCACGCCAAAGTTGCCACCAATAAAAGGCGACTGTTCTAAAATGCTGTCTGAATTAATAATTGTAGACCCAACTACTTCAAAATTCATTGGGATGCCGCCAACACTCTTACTAAACGCAAACAATGGGATATCGTTAGTAATTGTCTGTAGGTCATATTGCTCTGTTGGAATACCGTTAATGGACTTACTTGCATTTGGTTTGCCAAATACCGCAGTACTCATTGCACTATTCATAATCAACGTAAACTGTGAATACCAATCTTGATTGGTACCGTCGTTCCAGCTAATAACTTTGTTAGACAAGTTTGTGCCGTTAGCATCAAATAAGTTTTCTGATGTTGACACTGATGTTAGCTTTAGATATCCGTTAGAAGTTTGTGTACGCTTTGGGTTGTAGCTGATCAACTTGGCTAGCTTTAATATACTGTCTCTGCGTTGAGCAGTATCTAAGAAATTCTCACGAGCATTTAAGTCGATACGGAAACTGATGCTTTGCGCTAAGAACGCAATCATATCAATTAATGCAATATACTCACTGCTGTCAATATAATCGTTAAAATTCTCTGGGTAATTTTGACGGAGATATTCAATCATACTACGACGAATTGTTTCAAAGTCGTATGACTTGAAGTCAGCGTTTTGGAACGTCTGATAAATTTTAGTCCAGTCTTCACTGACTAATAAACTGTTTTGTCTTTCTGTACTTGCCATTATGCTTCAATCTCCGATATTCATATTTATCGTAATTAAAAAGTGCGTATTTAATTACCCTGCTATTAGCCCAAGTTCACGGTCAAACGACATCTTAATAACAGATGACAAGTTATTTGTGCGGTATCTTACCGTCAACTCCAATAATATGCCACTTTGGTATTGATCAACTTTAACTTCTTCAGTAATAATTCTTGGTTCGTTGTTCAATATTTCTCTGATGTCGGCAGCAATTGCACTTCTAGTCGCATCAGTTAACGGTTCAAAAATTGTGTCCCATATGATGGTGCCAAAATTAGGGTTCATTACTCGTTCGCCTTTGCGTGTATTAAACTGATTAATAATATCTGTTCTAACACACTCTATATCATATGTCTTAAAGTTCTGCGAAGGCTTGGAACTACTAAAGCCTTTGTATACGTGTGCTGTTTGAACCCCGTAATTTTGTGTAAATGTCGTTGGTTTAATTACTAATTTTTTAATAGCCATTATCCGCCCCTATCTGTTTTTTCTGGTTTAAATTGTGTTGGATCAATATTTTCATGATGATCGTAAGGTTCATGAGTTGGTACTCGTCTCATTATAGACGTAATATCAGATTCACGATAATAATTGTTATTTTCCCAACCTTTTTGCACACCAGTAGTTGCATTGACATCCTTAGTTCTTGACGGCAATGTAAACAGATCTAGTGTAGAAACTGTTGTTCCTGATTCAGGAAGAAGAGCCAGTGCATCTAATGCAGATGACAAATTTGTCACAGAGCTAGAATCTGGTGGTGCTTGTGCAGGGCCATTCATATCAATCAAGCCTGCTCTTTCAAAATGCAACGACGAAGTGAGCACGTTTGCGCCAGTTGATGTAATAAAGTTGGCTCCGCCGGACTTGATGGTACAAGATCCAACAGAGTTAATTACTGTGGCTGCACCAGACAGTACGTTAAGACCAAGTCCCGATTTAACGTTAACACTACCTAATGATTGTGCTTTAATACCAGTACTAGCATACATGCTAATATTACCTAGTACAGAATATAGATCAATTCCTGACAGTGGACCAACTTGTGTTGGGTTAGGACTTGTTCCAGTTGATGTCAATCTAACACGACCAAGTGCAACCGCATTAAAGTGATTGGCAGCGGTCCAGTTACAATCTGCTCCAGCAAAGCCTTCTAAAAGTCCGCCTGCTTCCATATGTAACGATCCACGTGCAACAATATTAATATTTCTGCCAGCCTCAAGATTAACATCCCTGTCTGCTCTAAAGTTAAAATCATTTTCAGTATGAATACTCACGCTATCTGCGGCAAAAATATCAATCTTACCATCACTTGTAAGTTCTATCCAAGCACTGCCACGACTGTTACAAATGTAAACCAAGTCTGCACTATTATGGAATAAAATTTGGTGTCCAGTTCTAGTTCTAATACGAACAAGTTCGTCAGTAATACCAACTTTTCCAGTCTTTTGATCTTTGGCTAGTTTGCCATCGTCCATAACAAACTGTGTGCCGCCTTCTCTGCTCGCATACACTTCAAATTTGTCGTTGTCTGGTCCAACTTTAAATTTCTTTCCGTCAACAACAACTGGGCCTGGTGTACTGATACCGTAGACATTACTAATAGGATCGCGCCTTGCGCTACTAGTAGTAATTCCTCTAATCGGATCTTTTAATAACCCCTGCGTCGCTAAACGCAATGCAAAAGGGTGCATTGGTTTTTTAATTTTATCAAAGTCATCAGTTCTCTGACCTTTAATTCGTCTGTTAGCTTCTAATACAGGAACATCATTAGTTCCTAACTTTTGAATTTCTTGAGGAGTTAACTCAGCAAACTTGCTGGAAGCAATACCAGGAACAGCGTTATTGATACCTGGTTGTGGTACACATCCAATCCAATAACATCGGTTTCTGTCACCTTCAATAAAGATAACAACAACTATTGCACCAGGGTCTGGTGGCACAAACCACATTCCATAACTTGACTGGGTACTTTCTGATTGTCTGCCGTTAGCATCCATCGCATTGTACGGTGTATTGCCAAAAAATGGAGGCAAGTAACTAGCAGTAACCTTAACATTGTCTGAAATTTCTAAACCTGATGCAGATCCTTGCAACAAAATAACCTCTAATGCACCCATCTTATCTGGGTCAAGCTGGCTCACTACCTGAGCCATGTAGGGTCCTGCATCATATCTTTTAGTTGTACCAGTTCCTGTACTGTTTGTTAATTGCATTATCTCTCGCCTGGTTTACACAATAAGTCATCTAATGGACTCGGTCTAGGAATATATCCTGCTCTGCTAATATCTTTTCTTAATACAGCAATATCATTAGTTACCTTATTGCTTGCTGAGATCAATTTATCCTGTACCTGTCTAGTTGAAGAATTACTACCAGTACTTGTTGGAAAGTTTGAGTTGTTCAGACTTGTGTCAAACACTGTGCCAATTGTTCCTGATGTATATAAATTGTAAGGATCATAACTTCCAAGTACGTTTGCTAATTGTTCATCAGTTAACGCAAGGTCAGGACTTGTTCCAGGACCAAACGTCAACGGCACAACTGGAACATTTAAATTAACTTGCGATGTGAAACCACCTGGACTTAAAATAACTTGTGGCTCGACTTCATTTGAAATTGGATCTTTATCCAACAATGTCAATGGAGGTCTTCCAGAATAAAACGCCGGACTGCAACCAGGAATATAAGGAATGAATGGAAGCAGTAATGGTGGAGGAAATTTAAACTTTAAAAACTCTACTAATTTTTTAATCCAGTCAGCCAATGGGTTGTACACAATTAAATTTAACCCAAGTGTCTTATTAATAAAATCACGTGCCGCAATCAAAGCATCTCTTAATCCAGGAGGAATAGTAATCCAACCTTGACGTATAATTTTTGCTAATAGCTGTGCTGCCAATAATGGATTCTTCAGTACGCACTTGATCAAATTTTGAATACTAGTAACTGCACTAGTAACATAATTTTGAATTGCTTGAATTTTACCTTTTAATAATTGTACAAGAAAATTTAATCCTTGACTAGCCCCAAACAATGTTGCCAAAGTTACGCCTGGATCAATTGTAATTGTTTTAAGTTGATCAGGCGGTTCAGGTGCAGCCATAGTTAATCCAAATGCTCCTAAAATGCCTTGGATGATTGCGGCCACCTGCGCCAACTGTGGCACCATTGCTAGCGAACCGTTGACACTAATACCAAAATTTCCATCAGCATTTAACGAGAAATTTAAGAACCTACCAGTATAACTACGTTGCAGGGATCTTTCAAATGTTGGTGCTCGATCGTCCACTTTCCACGCAAACCAATTGCCAAAAGGGGACTTAGCATCTGCAACTGCGGACCCTTGATATAATGTTGCCATGTTATTTCCTTATTGATAAATCAATTTGTTTCATACTAAATCTATCTTGTTCAGACGTCGTGAGATTTCGTAAATCTTGTTGTATGTTTCTGTTACATATCAATTTTTGTTTAAAGACGCCACCAGAAAAACTGCTGTCAACTTCTCTAACAGTATAGTATGCACTGAACTTGGACATTCCGCCACTAGCGCCTGATAAAAATCCGTCCTTGTCAAAATCAGTTGGATGATACGCCAGCACCCTAAGTACTGGATCAACTGTACGTAAAGCAATACCCCCATCATTTGTAAACAATCTAGATTTACCCGGACTCACTGTTGCACTGTTATCAATGAATTGTGTACCTAACCACATAGGGTCTCCAAGTATTTCAATAGTTGCTTCTACCATCTCATATGGGTTGTTTAATAACGCATTCATATCTCTAGACAAAGAAAATAAAGGATTAGTTTCTTGACCGCTACGAACTTGACCTTTCCTATTTGAAGAATCACTTTGCGGACTTATTGACACTGAAGGTGCTCCTACCCTAACTTCCTGACCGTTACTATTTTCTGGTAAGGATTCTTTCGGTGACGTTGCAATTTCAGTAGTTTGTACATTTTTCTTTTGTTCTCCTGGAACAGCAGTAGTTTGACCTAGCTTACTAGTAATAACTTTGGTCCATAACTGATTAAAATTCATATTGAAAGACAGTATATCTTTATTATTGCCAGTATATTGCCATTCGTATTTTCTAGCACACATTTTCTCAAATGCGACTGCTGGTGCAACAAATGTTGGTTTGAATAAAGACAGTACCTTACCAAAGTGTATTGTTCTTGGATATATTTTAATAATAATTGTTTTGCTATGTACGTTCCTATTTTCATCCTGTTTATCGTTATACGGCTCTGCATGAACACGCCACCATTCAACATTCTCGTCAGCATCTTTACCATTGGCGAATTGATTTCGTATATTGTCAACAACATAATAGCTGTCAGTGATAATATTATCAATAATGTTCAATATACCATCTTTAGCATTAATATTCAAAACAATTGCATCTGCGTTAGCAAGCTCACCTGTTTGCTGAGACACTGGGGCAATGTAAGATTTTTTGTCTTTTAAAAATTCTCTGTTACCAGTATCGTTTACAGGATCAAACATTTTAGCACTTGCAATTTTAGAAGCAGTAGTTAGAGGCTTGCCTTCCACATCAACAAACATAATTTTATATTTGTTTGGTTCAATTCCAGATTTATTTTTGTTATCTTTACCAACATTGTTTAATGCTGTTTCTAGTGACTTCATTACATCAGCAACTGTTTTACCAGAGATAGTGATATTTTGTGGCATTACATTAACATCATCAAATCGAGCAGTATCGTTCATTGGTACTGCTTTAAGATCATATACAGTGCCTTGCTGAGTCAGACTTGCATTTAGTTCAGTGATACACAACGGATAGTATCTAGTAGAAAATGGCACAAGTTCAGGTGCTTCCGAATCATCTGGATATCCAATAAAATCAATTTTTAAAACAAAATTATTATTTTTATCAAAATTGTAGTATCCTTTTTGAGTCAACCCAGAAATAATATTAGTAAACAGTCCGTCAAAGCCGTAAGGCTCAACAATTTTCATTGTTAATTCAGTTGCCCAATCTTTAGATCCAGACATGTAACTTTTTATACGCAGATCTTCTAATAGAAAATCTTGTTGTCGGCTGGTGTTGTCGCCAGATATTGATTGAGTAAATGATTGAATTTTATTCAATGTGGCATTGTTGACTGAGCTAACTGGACCGCCATCAGGAATTTTTCCATGACTTTGAAATACTACGTAATCAAAACCAGTTTTTTTATATGATTGTGATTTAAATTCTGCAGAACTAACAATAGCAAGAGTTATTCTATAATTAAAAATTGTATATTTGTGTAATACATTTTGACCAGGGTAATCTTCACCTAAAAGAGTCTGTGTCAAAAAATCTTTTGAGGCTGATTTTATTTCTGAAACGATTGTATTTCTTATTGTTGTCATGAACTAATACCTAATACACTCAATAATTTTTGTTTTTGTGGAATGTAAATTTTTACACCAGATAGTAAATCATATATTGGATCTTTAATGACCGACGGATTTCTAACAGCAAATACCCACCACAGTCTTGGATCTCCGTATGCATCGTTTGCTAGTAAGTCTGGTCTATGTTCGTATTGGCTAGGTAGTTCGACAATCACATCTTCGTCAAAGAAAGGGAATGTTCTTGGTACCCATATGTCCAAGTATGAACCAACAATAGGTGTATCTTTGTAAGGTGAATAAGTGTTGTAATTATTGTTAATCATAAGTATCCTTGTCCACCAAGTGTTCCATTAATAAATTTATCAACACCAAACTTAGACATTTCACGTCTACTATAAACAGGTAGTAGCGTAATTGAAATAGTACTCAGTGTTGGAACTTTATTACTATACCCGTTCAAATTAAAACCTGTGATGTAATCAACATCAGCTGGCAAGTCAATACTAAAGCTACCAATCACAACTGGTACGTTTTCATAAATGTTTGCGCCATATGCGTTAAATCTACACACTGGCGGTGGCGCACCAGGCAGTACATCCTGTCCTGTACGCATTTTAGTCAGTGCTCTTAAGGCATGTACCGTCGCAAGCCAATAAATTGCTTCCTCTTGTGTTTGCACTGGAAACTGACCACTAATACTAATGGTTCCAACATCGCTGTTCACGTATGAATAAATTGCATAATTACTATGCAGTACATTAGTTTGTGCCCAGTTAACTTTCGCGTCTTGTTTGATGCTAGGTGTTACCGGGAAATAAATTCCAGACCATGCTGGATTTGGGTTGGGATTTCGAGCAGTCTTGGGAGGTGTAGGTGATAAAAATTGTGTCAGTGTTCCTTCTTTCCAGTATAAACTTGGAATTTTAATAAAGACACGATTCTCGATTGCAGACCCAGTGATGCTATCGTTGAATCCAATCTTAAAAGCGCCTGCAGATTCTTGGCCCCCGGCGGCAGCTTGAATCATAGCGGCGCCGTTTGTTCCATATTGTCCTGTACCGAATGTATCTTGAAATGATGCAAAGGCATTGGTTAAATTAAATTCACTCATTTGTGCAATCTCCCAGTATATTTATTTGACAAAATAATGTACGTAGTTTATACTATATCTATAGGAGTCTATAATAATAATGATAATGACGACAGCACCGAAGAGAAACAAATACTTAAACAATAAGGACTTACTACTGCAAATTCATAAGAGCAAGAATACATATGGATCGTTTGCGGACCCAAAATATGAGGATTATGACTTAATTTTGGCCAATGTAGATAAAATCAACATTAGAACGGTAGCAGAAGCTAAGAGAAATAGGGCTAAAAGGTTAGGTACGAAGCTGTACCAACAGAATAAGGCTAATGGTATTAAAGATGTTAAACTAGTTGATTGTATTATTGACTACAAGAAAGTTCCAAAAGAAGATCTAGTGTTTAGAATTATGACGCATGATCACGTGCCGCTTGCACCAGGTCGTAAAAAGACTGTAAAGACAGTAGCAGATAGTCATGAGAGATGCAACTTTCCTCCATATCAACATTGGGCATATAATGACCAAGACGTATTAGTTTGTGTGGGCAAAAGCCATTGGAAAGGCGGATTGGCTAATGGAGAATTCAATAAAGAGCATGGACGCATTACTGAAGAACTTGGTAAAATGTATCTAATGCTTGCTGAACGATACGCACAGCGTAGTAACTGGCGCGGATATACCTACGTCGAAGAGATGAAAGGGCAAGCAATACTACAACTTAGTCAAATTGGATTGCAGTTTGACGAAAGCAAGAGTGAAAATCCGTTTGCTTATTACACTGCCGCAGTTACAAACAGCTTTACCCGTGTTTTAAACATTGAGAAGCGTATGCAGAATATCCGTGATGATATGTTAGAAGAGAACGGGTTAACTCCTAGCTTTACAAGACAGAATCAACAGGAATATGCTGAGGAAACTGCTCGTCAAGCAGCCTTGTACAAAGGAATGCGACAAGCAAAGAGTGAAGATTCAACAGAAGAGGAAACTGAATGACAAACCTTTTTAAGAAAGCAGCCTGCTTTACAGACATCCACTTTGGATTAAAGAG